ACCTTTCGTTAGGAAGCATAAACGAGAATTTCAAACTCGCCTGATATATAGTTTATCTCACCAATTGAAGTGACCCCATAAGAAGTCACCTGCGAGCAAGTGCAATCAAAAGCCACCCCACCCAAAGTGCGGTCAATCTCAACCGCGTTTCGAATAGAGTTTGCACCGGTTGATTGAACATAAGTGTCCAACTTCGCCTGCCCACTTCGTTCGCTTTGACGCGCCACCAGGACAGTCAAAGTGAAAGTATAAAGAGTTAGCCCACGCTTCATAGACTGCTGAAACTTCCCTGATCGCAGACATTGATGACTTTGTTTCGATTTCTCAAATCAAATCTTCAAGCCTTGCCGATGGCAACTTTGATGTGACTTTCACCGCGACTGATTATCAGCTTGAACCTTTGAATGGTTTGGTTGATGGTGTGTCGTTCCCGAACTATCGTGTGCGTGCTGTTGGTCAGTATCTTTTCACCACTGTTGAGAGTGAAGCGACTTTGCAGGTGACCGGTGTTGCTGGTTGGTCGGCTGTGCCAACAACAGTGAAACAGGCCACAGTCATTCAGGCGATGCGAATTTTCAAGCGTTTGGATTCGCCTTTAGGCATCACCTTTGGTGAGTTGGGGGCGATGAGGGTCAGCACACGCCTTGACCCTGATGTTGCACAGTTGGTTGAACCGTTGCGCCGAATCAGGAACATTGGTTAATGGCAAACATTAGCGAGTTGCGTTCGGGTATTGCGACCAATCTAAGCACCATTTCAGGGTTGCGTGTGACTGATACCATCCCCGACCAAATAAACCCACCGCAAGCGATCCTGTCGCTGTCTAGCGTGAATTTTCAGCAGGCGATGAAGCGTGGGCTAACTCTTTATACTTTCACTTTGACTGTCCTGGTGGCTCGTCAAAGCGAACGAAGTGGGCAGGCGAAGTTGGACACTTATGTTCAATCAACCGGTGCAAACTCTATTCGAAACGCGGTTGAAATTGATCGCACTTTGGGTGGGGTAGCTTTTGATTGCACTTGCTCGCAGGTGACTTCTTATGGGGTCACTTCAATTGGTGAGATAAACTATATAAGTGGCGAGTTTGAAATTCTCGTTTATGCTTCCTAACGAAAGGCTCAATTGTGGCTGTATTTGTTGCAACTGACTACAACATTAAAATCAATGGCACTGACTATTCAGCCAACCTAACTCAGGCAGAGCTTTCGCTTGAAGCTGACGATGTTGAAGTTACTGCTTTTGGTTCGACTTACCGTAACCGCATTGGTGGTTTGAAGCAGGGTTCTTTGAACTTGCAGTTCAACCAAGACTTTGCTGCTTCGGGTATTGATTCGGTTCTGTTCCCACTGCTTGGAACTCAGGCAACTGTTGTGATCAAACCGACCAGCACCGCTGTGAGCGCAACTAACCCGACTTACACCTTCAACGCACTGGTTACTTCCTACACCCCAATTTCGGGTTCTGTTGGTGACCTTGCAACCTTCTCTGTGACTTGGCCTGTGGCTGGCACTGTGACTAGGGCAACCGCGTAACAATGGCAACTTACCTACGCATTAACGATGTTGAAGATAACTCGCGCGATGTGCGTGTTATCGCCGCTGACCTGATCGCTTTCGAACTGGAACACGAAATTCCTGCCAGCAAGATTGAATCGTTCAAGCATATGTGTTGGTTGGCGTGGAAGGCTGAAACTCGCGCCACTAAGTCGGCTAAGACTTTTGATGAGTGGTTGGTTGATGTTGATTCTGTGACGGATACCGATGACCCAAAAGCTTCATCCCGTTAGGTGATGCCAGCGAGCATTGGTTTATTGCGAACCTGGCTGTTGCTACCGGTATTGCCCCAAGTGTTTTGTTGCAGGAAAGCGACAGGATGCTTTACACGATGATGATGGCTATTCGTTCGCAGAATAGTCAGCAGTAAAAGATTTACCCCCCACCGATGTTGATGGGGGGTTTCTTTTTGTTGCTGGTTAGTTTGGAACAGGGATTTTCACTTTGTCTAGTCCGGTGATCATTGATGCTGGCAGGTTTCGGCAAGATTCGTAGATGAGTTCTTGCAACACTTCGCTGGTCATTAGTGGCACTGATGCGAGTTTGTTTAGTGCTTCGGTGAGCTCCTGGTTGCCACCGAATTGGTAGGCTTCGCGTAGTTCGTCAATTCCGTAGAAGATAACTTCGTGCGAGTAGTAACCCTTTGCCATTAGTTTGGTGCTGTTTTCTTTTTGCCATTCTTCGACTACTTTGCTTCGTTCGGGGCGTGGGTTGAATAGTTGGTCAAGTTCTTCCCAAAGCTCATCGAACACTTCTAGTGGGTCAAGGCCGTAGTCGGTGAATTTGTGGATGTTTGCTTGCTTCCACTGATCATAGGCTTCCCATTGTTCGGGGGTGCGCTCACCAAATTCGATTGGTTTGATAACAGCTTTGTATTCGTTGAGCAGTGTTTGCAGGGTTGTTACTTTGAGAGCCATTTGTTTTCCTATCTGTCGGCTTAAGGACAGTCTAAATGATTTACGCCTTGTTGTGGGGCATTTCGATAACAATTCGGTAAAGGTAGAATTGATGTATGGCTGATTTCGAAGTGTATGTTCCGCGCGTTCGCAATGATCGCGGCGTGATTGGACTTGGGCCAAAAGAATTTCTAGCCAGCGACATTCGCGCTATCAACAAAGCTTTGAAAGACATTGATCCTGAACTTCAACGACAGTTCAAGCGTGATGCGAAGGATGTTGGAAAGGTCGCGCAAAGCATTGTTCAACCGGCTTTGCCAACTGTTGCGCCTTTGTCGGGTATGAATTACAGCGGTGGGCGTTACGGTTGGAACAATCAGCAAACCAAAAAAGGTCGCGTTGCACCAACAAAGGTTGCTGTTTCGTTTCGAACTTCTATGGGTAAAGATGCGAGAAAAATGGGTTTGCAGACAACCAGCCTGGTTTCGGTTCGTGTTGTTGCCCCGATGACTGTGATCAGCGACATTGCTGGCAGGTCGGGTTCTTGGACTGGTAGGGGTTACAAAGGAAGTGGTTACTCGCGTTCCTATACTGACCGTTATGGCAATCTTCGCAGACACAAACTAAATGGTCAGGGTGAAAACTTAATTAAGGTTTTGGAAGCGCGCGGTGGTGGTCGCGGTTCGCGTTATGCGTGGCGCGCGTTTGAATCACAGCAGGGCAGGTTGTCTGCTGAAGTGCTTGCCATTGTCCAAAAGTATTCAACGATTGCGAACAGAAAGTTTAGATAATGGCAGTCATTCTCCCTATTGTTACTAAGTTCAGCGACATTGGTATTCGTAAAGCTCAGTCATCGTTTGGTGGGTTGAGTAAGTCTATTGGCAAACTTGCTGGTGCTGCTGGTTTGGCTGTTGGTTTGGGCAGTGTTGTTTCGTTGCTGAAGGAATCGGCTGTTGCGGCTACTGCTGATGCGAAAAGTCAAAAACTTTTGGCGTTGCAGTTACGCACCACCACTAAGGCCACAGCGCAACAAATCGCGGTCAATGAAGAATGGCTTTCCACCTTATCTATGGCTGTGGGCGTTATGGATGACGAACTTCGCCCCGTTTTGGCGAACGCCGTTCGTTCGACTGGTTCGTTGGCTACCGGTCAAAAACTTTTGGCTATTGCTCTTGATGGTGCGACTGCTTCGGGTAAGCCTGTTGAAGCTGTGATGGCTGCTTTGCTTCGCGCACATAACGGAAACACAAAAGCCCTTTATCGTCTTGCCCCTGAGTTGAAAAAAACTAAGGGCGGTTTGGATGATTACGCCGCTTCGGTGAAGGGTGCTGCTGAAGCAGGTGCTAACCCGTTCGATAGGTTCGCGGTGACCATTGATACCATCAAGGAAAAACTTGGTGTGATCCTGTTGCCGATTATCACTAAGTTTGTGAATTATTTGCAGGCGGAAGTTTTACCGCGAGTGAGCAAGTTCTTGGATGATATTCAAAACCCTAAGACTGAGATTGGTCAGGCTTGGGTTGATTTGCAAGCGACCATTTCGGGTTTGGTTGAAACCTTTGCTGATTTCTTTAGGCAGTTCAGTGAGAATGGTGATGCGCTTGAAGGCCTTATCAATGCGATGAACTCGATTCTAAAAGCGTTGCCTGCGCTTCTTGCCATCAAGGGAATTATGATGTTGGCTTCGGCTGGCAAAAGCATTGGTGCTTTGGCTGGTGCTTTAAGGGGTGGGGGTGGCACTACCACGCCTAGTGTTGCCCCAATTAACCCTGTTACTGCTATTGCCGCAACTCAAGTTGGTGCAGCGGTTGCGAATGATGTTGCGCGCAGACAGATTAAACAGAAAACTGGTAAGAATTTTGTTATTCAGTCGCAAGGTGCAATGGCTTTTGAATCTGGCACAATCGGTGATCCAACTGGTTTGCGTGGCGCGTTTGGTGTTGCGCCTTCTAAACCAAAATCATCAACGAATGTGACTGTGAATGTTGCACCTGGAACTTCACCGCAAGACACTGCTAAAGCTTTGGTCAATCTTTTGGCATTGTTCGACAAGTCGAATGGCACAAACATTGTGAAAAGGCGTTAATAATGACTTCACCAGTCACGAAGGTTGAGTTTGGTTTTACACAGTCAAGTTATGGCTATGCCACTGTTGAGCTTCGTGTTCCAGTCCAACCCGTAATTGTTGCCGATTCAAAACCAGGCACTTTGCAAAGGTTGTAACGGTTCGTTGTGCGAGTAGAAGGGAAATC